GGCACAAACCCCCCCATCACGGGTCAACCCTAAGGCTAACCCCTTCAGGAGAGGTCCGTGATGCAAACCAAACTACCCCTTAAAAGGTAGCTTGGCGAGCCGCATTACTGATGTGGATCATTAACTATAGATCACACCTTTAATGGATTCCATTGTCACATAGAGCAGACCGCGTTTAGTCGTCTTCTCTATACCTCGTTTGAGGTCTAGAACAGACTTCTTAATACGGAAGTTCTGTGTGATGTTTGGAATAAAGTCAGGCTCGAACTTCAGTTGGTTGTACAACCCCTTACCAAAGGTACTCATTCGATACAGTAGAACTACTGATCGACGTTTCCCTTTTCCTAATTGGTCAAGATCAATTACCGTTGTTATCTCTAACAATGGTAAGAGGTCTTCCCAAACGGAAACTTTGTCACCAATGGCAACCAATTGGTAGACGCTGTTAAGAACAGCATCTCTCAATGGGATACCAGAGGTATCAAAGTTGGATGGTAGCTCATGAGTCTGGAGTGTAGACATTACAATTTCATCAAGTTTACCTTGATAAAGTCGTAACTTACGCACCAGTCCCATGATCGTTCCGTCGACCACGGCTGAAGATGCCCTTGAAAATTCCAATTCAAGCATTGTCTCAGAAGCCGGGATCACATACTCTTCGTGGTCCTTCGTTGCATTTGCAAAGAAGGCCCGAACCTCATCGTGATTAAACGATGCGAGGTTACGGAGAGTAAAACGGAAGGTCCACAATAGATTCTCAATCGCCCGGAGCTTACGCTCTGGGTACTTGAGAGCTACGTACAACTGACGAACACACTCCACCGAATCCATGAATCCGATAGGGATTGAACCCCGTAGGACCCAGGTTCGTACCGCGGTATAAAGCTCTAAAGGCTTTGTAATCGTGGAAACGACTGAGTTCAACGGGAATCCAGTCACCTCGACTCCATTATGGAACCATCTCTTCGCAAACTCATATGTCGTTTCCGACACGTGAGACTTGTAAGGAGAGATTCCAACTCCTAGTTCAGTCATCAGCTCCACATACTTCGCGGCGACGGCGTCGTTAGTAATAACGATGTCATCCCCAAGAAGGATGTAGTCCTTGAAAGGGTAAACCCCGACAAGGAACGCTGCATACTGGACTAGAAGGTGATGGGAGAGTGTGAACATTGCCCACGAAGATCGTGCTCCCATAGGTTGTCCCACCTTGTAAAAGATGGTATCACCTGATGGTGTTGCAAAACCTTGGCGGACCAACAGACTGGCCCATGCCTCCGCATACGCAGGCCCTAGCATTTCTGCTAAGAGCTGCTTTTGCACAGCCAATGGGAATCTATCAGTTGCGTTCGAAAGATCGAGACTGTGAAATCTCGACCCCTCTACCTTCCGAATCCGCGGGTCCTGAGTAAAGGTCCGATCTTGAGGAATAGATCGAAGGAGGTTGAATAATTGGACTGACAGGGGTTGTAACAACACCTGTGTAATCCAATCAACAATACCAACGATCCGTGCCTTAAGTTCGGGATCCTGTACAATGGACAGTCGCCGTAATGGTAAGCCGGTTAGAGAATAACCAATCTTTGAAAGTGCTTCCACTTTCTTAGTGATTATTGTCCAATCGACCACCTTACGGTACCGCATGAGGATGGACTTTAGGTATTCAGCTCCCGGCATACCCACCATATGCACCATCGCAGCCCACATTGGGCCGTCGAACAGTGACAGACAGTGGATAGCCGTCAGAACTGGATGTCCTAGAGGACCACCCTTCATCGAGAAGAAGAATAGTTCTCGGGACCATTCTGGGCGGACTAAGACAAGATTAAAATCAGAAACGAACTTCTTAACGAAGTCTGGATCTAACGTTAGTCTTGTTCCGGTAAACTCAGCAGTAATGCTAGAGTAATCGGGCTTAGCCTCGCACACCATGGCGCGGGACACTACCAAGAGGGTTATCACAAACCGCAGGGAGGCAGGGTCTCCAGAGTCGACTAGTTCTTTAAGGAACCAGATACACTTTGGAAAGCCCTCACGGAGCCCAACAAGGTCATCCACTACAAGTAGTGGCGACCCCGAAAGGTACCGTGTTACGACTAATCGGAGGAGTTTAATCCGACGAATAGTCCAAGCCATCCCCTTCGTTCGAATGTATCGACCAATGAGCGAAAGCCATTGGACAATGCATTCCTGAACTTTATTTCCATCAAGGGTATGAAACCACAGCTTAGCTACCCACATCAGGGTAGTTTTGAAGTGCTTCATAATTTTGAGAGAAATGAAGGGCTAGTGATAACAGTGGTCGAATGGAAGCATGTCGTAGACCTTTCGCGTACGCCTATAGAATCCTCCCATTTAACTAGTGCTAAACCAGACACTAAGTTGGAAGTGACCTAGACCGCGTTCGGTATCCATTAGGAAGGATACCTCTCTAATGTAACAAATACGTTAGAGGCGTAGACATGATCCTGGACAGATACTGTTCAGGTGAACAGTCTGTTGACCCTCTGCCGGTTTCCAGCTCACCATCGTTGGTAGTTCACTCTCGTGGATCAACGTTCACAGGTAGACCGGAACCAATCCCCAACCGAAGTTTATGGAGACGGGGGAACCAACCTCTCGAAAGAGAGGCGGGCTCTGCCTGGGTGAAACCAGGAGAAGCT